AAATCCGAATTTGCCGAACGTAATTTCCAGCCGCTCGGCTACCAACGCCCCGAGCGGTTAAATAAAATCGCCGATACGCTCGCCTTTAAAATGGAGCAAATGCAAGATGAATACTGCATAAAGCACCAGCATAAAGCCACCAATGCCGACACCGCCCGTGCGGTGGTGAGCGAACTCTACCAAGCGCAAATCAAACTCTGTGATGGCTATCACATCAACGCCCCCTATGCGAAAAAAGGCAGAAAGGGGCGACTTACCGTTGAGGAGCTGCAAACCGGCTTTCTTAAACTCGCCTGCCCGACCTTTTGGTTCAATAAGCTCAAACGGGCGGCGATCCGAATGAAAGAGCATTTGGCGATAGCGGTCGGAATGGTCAGTATCGCCACCGGCGGCTACGTTAGTTGCGAACGGCTCTCGGCATTTGAGGCGCAGCGCAAAGCCAACTACGAATTTATTAAAAACAGCATCATCACCAATCTATTAGATGAGGAAGAACAAACCGAGCTATTGGATATTTGGCTGAAATCCAGCAGTAACCCGAAAAAACGACGCATCGAGTTGATGACCCGAATGAACGGCTTCGACCAAATCGCCGAGCATAATGGCGACGAGGGCTTATTCATCACCCTGACTGCGCCGTCCAAATATCACGCAATGTTAGAAAACGGCGGCGTGAACCCGAAATGGAACGGTGCATCGCCCAACCAAACCCAACAATATTTATGCGGCGTATGGGCAAAAATCCGTGCCGAACTCAATCGCCAACACATCAAAACCTATGGCTTTCGGGTTGCCGAACCGCACCACGATGCAACACCACACTGGCATTTTCTCCTTTATGCCCGCCCTGAACATATCCGAGCTTTAAAACGGGTATTTTGGCATTACGCCCTAGAAGAAGACGGCACAGAAAAAGGGGCAAGAAAGCACCGTTGCACCTTCAAAACCATTGACCGTAAAAAAGGGTCAGGGGCGGCATACCTTGCCAAATACGTTTCCAAAAACGTAGACGGTTATGGAATGGACGGTCTCAAATCCGATGAAACAGGCAACGATAGCAAACTATCCGCCCTGCGTGCGTTGGCGTGGGCATCAACGTGGGGTATTCGCCAGTTCCAACAAATCGGCGGGGCAAGTGTCGGCGTCTGGCGCGAAGCCCGCAAACTGGGCGACATCGTGCAAGATGACGAGATTATTGACATTCTCCGCATTATTGCCGACCTCGGCGATTGGGCGGCTTATACCGTCTATCAAGGCGGGGCGTTGGCACTGCGGAAAGACCTCAAAGCCCGCCTGCACTATGCCGTGTATGGTGAAAATAAATACAAAGAAACCCGCAAAAAAGTGAACGGTATTACAAACCAACTCAACGGCACGATCACCGAAACCCGTTTGAAAGAGTGGGTAATCAGTCGCAAGCCGGCAAACTGGGACGAACTCAAACAGCAACGGCTTTTCGGCATCAACGGGCAATCAGCCACCGCCGAGCATAGCGAAGCAGAAATAGGCGGCAACGCCGCCCTTGGACTTGTGTCAGTAACTGTACCGGTTCAAAAAACAAACAAATCATCAGACATTGACCCAAGAATAAGAGAGCGAATAAAAAATCAACTGATTTTAATCCGAGGGAGAGCCACAGAATATCAAATTGATGATTTATTAAACGGAAAACATCTCCCAATTTACAGCAACGAGCAAATCGGCATCTATCTCAGATACAGCCGAGGGCAACTCATTGAAGAAAAAATCCCCAAAACACACTTTCATTAGGAGCAACTATGCTGAAATGTTTATTTAAAGGGCATTCCTTTGCCCGATTTGATCAAGACAGAATCAAATGTACCCGATGCGGAAAGGTGAAACTTATGCCGTGCAACCACAAATGGAAAGTAATTCACATTAGCACTGCACAGGAATCGGGCATAATCTCAGAAATTGTCTATACCCAATCCTGCAGTCTCTGCGGTGCAATCAAGAAAAAACCAGTCAATTTTTAGGAGGAGCAAATGAAACCAAAAGCCAAACGCAAACAATACGCCGTGAGAATGGTCGATAGCAATCAACTCACCCGTTTAAAAGCACGCATTGAGTACTTGGAACGATCCAAAGAAGTGTTATTACGTCAGCAATACGACATAGCCCATAAAAATTCATCACTTGCCCTAGTAGTAAAGGGGCTTGATGAAAGGCTAGATAACGAAAAAGAGGTGATCCTTAGCAAGCTGCTCGTTAATCTTTTCACGTCTATCTGCCTCATCGCCTCTATTGCAATAATGACTGTCAATTATTTTAAACCTTGGACTTGGGGAGGGTGAAAAATGGCAAGACAATTCAAGGTAACCGAACTCGGCGTGGAAATTCAGTGCAGTAAATGCCGTGATTTCTATCCGGCAGATACGGAATTTTTCTACAAACAAAGTCGGGATAAATGGGGATTACATTCGTGGTGTAAAGCCTGTTATGTAGAACAACCGTCAGCGATTGCAAGACGCAAGCGCTATGCCGAAAAAGTGGCAAAACGTAAACCTAAGGAGGAAGCCCAAAATGCTCATCGGTAATAAAACCCAAACGGCGCAAGTCGACAAAGATTGCTGGGCGACTCCGTGGCCGGAATTTCGAGGCATTCAAATCTTGCTAAAACGACAATTTTTGTTAGATGCCTGCGCCGCACCACATAACGCCAAATGCGATCGCTTTTTCACCCAAGCGCAAGATTGCCTTAAAACCGACTGGGGCGAGGCGACAACGGTGTGGATTAACCCGCCCTATTCTAACCCGACACCCTTTATTCAACGGGCGATAGAACAATCCAAACAAGCGGGCCATTATGTCGCAATGTTATTGCCGGCAGATACCAGCACCCGCTGGTTTCAGCTCTGCCAACAAAATGCCCGTGAAATTTGGTTTATCACCGGCGGTCGCATTAACTTTCTACATAACCGCACAGGCAAAGCCAAAACCGGTAATTCCAAAGGGTCAATGATAGTGGTATTTGATCCGCTACAACCGATGAATACCCAATGCTACACCGGTTATATTGAGCTACAGCGTCTTAGAGAATGGGGGACAAGATGAAAGAATCTATTTGAACATTGAACAAAGGGCGACACGACTTGATTTTTCCGTCAAAAATCCACATAATAAAAAAGAGGGGCATAGCCCCTCGAACTTCAAAATGCGTTATTTCGTTGTTTCAGTTTTCACATCTACATTGATATTCGCTTTAACGCTTACTTCCACTTTCACATCAACCTGGTCCGTTTCTGTTAGAGTGGTAATTAAGCGAAGCACTAATATCAAAATGATTAACGCATAGCGTAAATATGTTTTCATATTACATTGCCTTTATTCTTATAGGTGGAACAAATGGCAACTTCTTCGCCCGTATTACGGACTTGGTAGGTGGTAATGCGGGCGTTAAAGCTACCGCATCATCAGCCAAAAAGCTGACTTGCTGGCATTATAAAAGTAAAAGCCCGATGTATCAACGACATCGGGCTTTGTCTATGTATGCTTTCTATAAAACTCACACAAGGCTTTTATCGCCTGCGGGCGAGAACCGCCGAACTCTGCTAACACAGCATCAAATTCATCAGCAATCGCTTTATCCATTCGTAGCAGAATTTGTCGGCTTTTCCCGTCTGCCAGCGATTTTTTGACAAATGCTAACGCACGTTCGTCCCGCTTTTGTTTTTGCTGTTGAGATAATTCGGTCATTTCCTCTCCTTACTGCTTGCTTTTTCGGATATGAGGGGGTATAGTTGGAGCCGTTGGGGGGAATGGTACTCCCCCCGCAGGGTTATCTAATAACTAATAAGCTGAAAGGCTTATCGCTAACAAGATAACTAGGATGATGATTTTCCAGTACATATCCTAGCTCCATTTTTAAGCCCCACTCTAAACAGCGTGGGGTTTGCTGTGTCTAGCCCTTGCTAGATGCAAATTATTATATATATAATCAAAATTTAATGCAATCAGTTTCAATAAAAAACGCCCATTAATTTGGGCGTTTTACTATATCTAGACTTGCTGTAATTTCTGCTTAACCGCACTTTGCAAATTTTCCAGCTCGGCAAGCGGGAGATTATCGACAATAAATTGAAAAAGGTTCGGCTGGGTGAGCTTACTGGGCTTTATTGAATGATCGAACATTACCGTATTCACCCAAGTATGCCCGCAATATTCATTGGTACAACCGCAATATTCCCGCTTTAAATCCTTATGCAAGGTTTCCGTTTTGAATACTTTGCCGGGTTCGCCGCATTCTCTGCAAAATCGTTTAAGCTGTCTTGCCATTATTCACCTTCCGCAATTCAAAATAAGGCAAATATACTACACAATTTACGCATTAAAATCTCAAAATTCGGATTATTATTCGATATTTTGTGGCTGTAAAAACGTTATTCTAAGATTGCCGGTAATCTCCGGATCACTATTGACTGCTTCGGCTATCATCGCCTGCATCGGTAACACCTCATCTAAACGGTAGGCTTCCCGAATTTTGGCAACATCGCCAATCGAGCCGACACTCGGAATAATCCCGCCTAAACCCGGTGGGTAACGATGAGCGGTGAAAATATCCTGTGCCGAGACATCTTTGATTGTGCCGAACTCGTCCTTTTTACCCGTATCACCAACCGGAATCAACTTTAAGCCGTCCGGGTGGCCGTTCGGAATATTCACAAATAGCGATTTAAAATTACCGACCCCTTTCGATTGTTCAATCTTATGCTTGATCTCTTTTTCCATTTCTTCGTTTATATCCGGATCCGTGGTATAAAGAATAAAGCCCATATGCGCCCCATTGTTGAAATAGCGGCGGCGGAAGGTTGTCGCATCGTTATTCAGTAACGCCGATTGAATACCCCCGATATAGTCCGGCACGCCGTAAACCTGTTGTTCAGGGTCATACAATTTCAGAAAAATCACATCATTTTCGGGGTATTCGTAAACCGTCTGCGACTGGCTATCAAATAAGGATTTCCTCATTAAATAGCGGTAATTGCCGTTTTTCATTTTTCGCAGATACAAAGACGACAGTACAACCAACCGCACTACTTTACCAAATCCGTTGCGAACTTTTAGCACGCCAACGTCACCATATTGGATCAAATTAAGCGATAACGCCCGCATATCCATTTTACTCAACCCGCCGCTGTGATAATTGGCTGAAATCATATTCGCCCGACTATTTAAAATCCCACCGTGCTGGGCGTTTTGTCGGGGCAAACGGGTTAAGGCAAAGCGGTTAAGCGGCGGTTCGTACACCTCAAACTGATCGCTAAACCTTAACCCGATATAATCAAGCGCCGGCGGTGGCGAAATTTCCCAATGATCACTCCCAAAAGGGATAGCCGAAAAATGCTTCGGCTGCGCCGGCTTGCTTTTTTGTTTCAATCTCTGTTTCTTCATAAAAAGTCCTATCCAAAATGCCAACTTCTGCGGCGGGGTTTATTGTCATTCAGTTCTTTGCGGTTAATTGCGTGGGCAATCGCCCAAAACACATCGGCGTGCTGATTCTGTGCATTGCGGTCGGCAATATAGGTAATGCGATCGCCCGAACGGGTGGACGATTGTTTTACCATCAAAAACGAGGCAGGAATATCCGCTTCCTCATCACTCCACTCAATCAAGCCCCGATCAACCAAATCTTGCACTTTCAGCACCAAGGCGGTTTTGACTTCCGGCTGATACAAAATCGGCGTGGCTCGGCGGCCGGCAAAGGCTTTTATCATTTCATACACGCCGTGGCCGACCCCGTTTGTATCAATACCGATATAAGAAAAATGATATTTTTTATACAATCGTTCAATCTGCTCCGCCTGCCAGCGGTACGATTTGCCGAACCATTGGTAACGCTCCAGCACCCGATATTTCTCGCCATCTAAAATCGGCGGGGCAACAATCACAAAACTTGCACCATCTTCGCTGTGTGCCGGATCGTAACCGCCCCATACTTCCCGATTGCCAAATGGATGTGCCTTATTTATATCGAAATCCGTCCATTTTGATATATCAACGCTACATTTGAGCAGTTGGCCAATATTGAAAATCGAATCGGCATCGTCCACCCATTTGCACATAAATAGCTGATCAAAGGCGTGCTTGTTATATTTCTGTTTCAGTGCCTCAATATCAAACAGTTCACCCGCACCGCCTTTGAGGGCATCTTCAATGGTAACGACATAACGCCACGCGCCATCCGGACAATCTACCCCGCCGGCACGCATTGTTTCAATGCTCGGAAAAATCACATCTTTCCGCTTATGATCGCCCTTTTTCCACATATCGCCCGACCAAAATTGATAAGAGCCGTGGAATTTACTCGATGGAGTCGAAAAATAGGTTTCCCGCCATTTTTTATGGGTTGCCATTGCACTGGCGACCGTGTAGAACTCTTCAAAATTCCGCAGCCACGCAAATTCGTCCCCATAAACGTGGCCGTGATAACCCTGCGCCGTGCTTTTGTTGGTCGATAAAAAGTGCAATTCCGCCCCATTGCTTAAAATAATCGGGTTGCCCTTTAATTCAATATCAAAATATTGCCGGGCCATTTTGGTGATGTAGGTTTTAAAAATTTCCGACTGCCGCTTACTTGCCGACAGGAAAATTTGGTTATCACCGGTTTTGATCGCATTTTCTAACGCCTCAAACGCAAAATAATAGGTTGCCCCGATTTGTCGGGATTTGAGCAACATTCGCAATTTACGATCAATATGGTTACGCAAAGTATGCTGATAACCGAACAGGGTCGATAAAAACGGCTCGAACATATCATCGGTAATCTGCGAGATGTCGTTTTTAACTGACTGCTTCCGCTTTTTCGGGCGAGGCTCTGCCTCATCGTTTGCAAAATCCTGCCCATAACTGACCGCTTGTGAGGCTTTATTCGCCTTCGCCCGCTGGGCTTTATACTGAATATCCCGCTCGATTAACGCATCAAGCTCTTTCAGCTCCGCTTCGCTCTTTCCCTCTCGCTCAATCAAGGTAACAATCCGCAAAGCGATCAGTTCTTCAATCCCCCGTTCGCCGAGCATATTGCGCCATTGGTATTTTTCCGCCCAATAATAAATCGGGCGGGGCGAAGGCAGGCTTAATTCTTTGGCAATTTCCTGCGGGGAATATTTTTTCAAATAAAGGTAACGAGCCTCAAAAATCGTTTCTTCTGAATAACGTGATTTGCGCTGTTTTAATTTTTCGATACTTTTCGGCATCACTGCTGACTCCTTTTTCGCAATGATCCGCATTTTTTCGCCCAATTTCGCCTCTTAAAATTCGGATATTTTCGGTTATCCCCCGTTTTTGCCCGAATAGCCGAAAATATCCGAATTTTGCCAAGTGCAAAGCCTGATTTTTTCTCGCAAAATCCTGCCATCAATTTCAAATTTCATTTTTAGGACTTCCCCAAATGGCAAAAACACAGCTTTTAACTGACTGGATCTGTATCGCTACCGCCGGCTACACCGTGGACGGGCGGGAAATTAGCGAAACAGAACTGAGTGAAATGGCAGACACCTACGATCCGCAGGTCTATACCGCCCTCATTTGGTTAGAGCATTACCGCTATTTCGGTAATCTCGGACGGGTTCACGAAGTGAAAGTGGAAAAGGTGGACGGCAAAACCAAGCTCTTTGCCCGTATCAGCCCAACGGCTGAACTAATGGCACTCAACGAGCGGGGACAAAAACTGTTCACCAGTGTTGAAATTATGCCGAACTTCCAAAAAACCGGCAAAAATTACCTCTATGGTTTAGCTGTTACCGATACCCCAGCATCAACCGGTACAACTGCACTAAATTTCAACGCCCGCGGCGTAGATGAAAATTTGCGGTTTGGTCAAAGCGAACCACTGCACTTTACTGTGCAAGAACACGAGGAGTTCCGTTTATTCCAAAAATTTAAACGGTTCTTTAGCAGAGAGGAAGACCCAAAAGCCGATAATACTCAGCCTTCACTCGTCGATCCCGACAACAAAAACAACAAAGAGGAACACGTCTCAATGACAAAAGAAGAGCTAAAAAACGCCATTCAAGACGGTATCGCCGCCGCCTTTGCTGCACAAACCAAACCGGCAGAACCTGCACCGGCAACCACCGAAAAAACGGTAGACACGCCAACAGTAAGTGCCGAAGAATTTAACGCGCTGAAAGCCGATTTCGAGAATTTGCAAAAGCAGTTTTCCGAACTAAGCAAAGAAGCTACCCCAATTCCAAACGGCGCAAATCCGGCTATTACGCCAGATGCCAATACATTTACCGTCAATACCGCGGTATAAGGGGCAAAAATGAACCACAACGAACTATTTAGACAATTTTGCTTAGCACTCGGCAAATTCTACAACGTCGATCCGGCTGATTTAATCGCAGGGAAATACTTCACCTTACAAGTACCGCAAGCTGCCGAGCTTGGCACAAACATTCAGCAAAAGTCGGACTTCTTGCAAAAAATCAATATGTTCCAAGTTACCGATGTGAAAGGGCATAAATTACTGGGTGCAACCGAAAAAGGCATCACAGGTCGTAAACAAGACGGGCGCTATTTAGCCACCCTCAACCACGACCAAAAAGGCTATGAGTTGTTTGAAACGGATTCCGGTGTCATCGTACCGTGGCAAATGTTTACCAACTTCGCCCGCTTTGGCAATAAATTATTTGAACTCTATGCCGATTATGTGCAAACCCAAATCGCCTTAGACCGTTTACAAATCGGCTGGCACGGCAAAAGCGTGGCAGAAAACACAGCTGCAACCGATATGTCCGATGTGAATAAAGGCTGGCTTACTCTGTTAAAAGAGCAGAAATCGGCAAATGTCTATACCGGCACAAACGGCAAAATTACCTTGTTTGGTGATAACGCCGAATTTAGTAATTTAGACAGTCTCGCCTTTGACTTAAAACAAGGGCTTGCCTTGCGTCATCAAAACCGTAACGACCTCGTATTCCTTGTCGGCGCGGATCTTGTCAGTGCCGAAACCAAGTTGATCAACAAACAAGCCGGAATGACCCCGACAGAACGTGCCGCACTGGGTACGCATAACTTAATGGGCAGCTTTGCCGGTATGCCGGCAATGACCCCGCCGAACTTCCCGGCAAAAGGAGCCGTTGTTACCAGCTTAAGCAATTTAAGTATTTACACCCAATCCAACACCCAAAAACGCCGCTATGAAGATAACCAAGATCGTAAAGGCTTGATCGACAGTTATTGGCGTATGGAAGGTTATGTGGTGGAAGATTTAGATCTGATGACGGCGATTGATGCCTCAAAAGTAGAAATTATTGACCAATCACAAGCTAACGAATAACGGAGCATAAATGGGACTGCGTGATCAACAGGCAAGAATGCAAGCACAACAGGCACTTGCGGAGGAACAGGCGCAAACCTTGTTAGAAGGGCGCACGTTACCTACGACTCACCACTCACAGCATATTGTGGATATTGCCTTGCATAATGAAGTGGAAAAAATCCGCACAATGCCGTCCCTTGAAATCCGAGCAGACTACAAACGGGCGCATTTTTTACCGAAATGGCTGCCCTTTGTCGAACAGCATTTCAACAAAGGAGATACCCATCAAAATGATGTTATCGGTTACTGTATTATTTATTTGTTTGACGTGGGTCGTTTTGAACACGCCATTGAAATGGCAGACCGCGCCATTACCAACGGGCAACGTTTACCGGAAAGATTCAAAAGTACGATCCCCACCTTTGTCGCCGACCAAATCTACCGTTGGACAGAAAAAACCGCTGCCGTGGGTGGCAACGTTGAGCCATATTTTAGCCAGATTTTGGAAAAGGTCTCGATGCACTGGTCGCTGCACGAATACATCACGGCAAAATGGCTCAAACTCGCTGCCACCTTATTAGTTCGTACCGCAGACGGTAAAGCCCACGCAGCCAGCTATAACGAGCCGGAACGCCTGCACTTAGCCATTCAGCTTTGCAACCGTGCGTTCCAGCTTAACCATAAAGTCGGCGTAAAAAATTTAGTGGAACGCTGCCAAATGCGACTAACGAAACTTGCCGACATCGGCATTGCAGAACCCTCCCAAGCGGCTGGCTTGGCTCTGAATACCTCGGATATTGATATACCAAAGGTCATTCAACTGCTCAACGCTAAGCCGCTTTCTCTCAAAGAGGTATTGGCGAAATACAAAGGGGAAGGCGATGTTTAACGGCAGACAAACCGAACTCAGCGAAGAAATCTTACAAACGGACGGATTTTGGGGCGAAATCTCCATTGCAGAGTTTCAAAAAAGCCGCGCAATCCCGCTGCAAATCCCGTTTGAACTAGTAAAAGAAGCCTTGATCTATGCGGTGCTATCCCTTGAGATTGATCTCAAAGAGGTAGAAGACAATTACAAAGCCCAAGGTATTCAGCACATTAGCGATCTTAACGGCAGCAAAGTAAACGGTATCAATTACCCGCAACAGCTTTACAAAAAAGCCGTGTTCGCTCGGGCAAAAAACGAATTATTACCGGAATTTTTCACCCTCTCCGCCCGTGAATTGCACGAAAAGCGGGATTTAGTCAGCGAACAAAAGAGTCTGCAAGCCGAAGCAGTAATGGCGATCCGTACCTTAAAAGGCAAAACCCGTGGGAGTGTGGCGTTAGTATGAAATTACTTTATCACCGACTGACCGAATACGTTTTATCGTTATTACCGGCACATTACCGAGGCAATCTCTATTCGTGGATGGAAAGCGGCAAAATCATCAACGAAGGGCGAAACGTGACGACTCATGGCATCGAGATTGCTCATTTAGAGTATGAAGCCACGCTCCTGTTTAACGAATTACCGTTTGAACAAGTTAATCCGCTGAAATTGATGGTCTTGATCCAAAACTGGTTAAACGAACAGGACGCTATGCGTTATCGACTGGATATTTACGAAGATCCGTTTGATTTAGAAATTTTAGACGACAGCACCGCTGATTTAGCAATGCAAATCAAAATTCGAGAACCGATTTTAGCCACCGAAGTGGAAACAAGCGATGTGGAAATTGACGGTATTTGTTACGAACTTGCTCCTTTTGAGATTTGGCAACAACCGACCGAACTCAAAATAGCAATCAATGATCAATCGTTGCAATGAGCATTGAATCGGGTTTAACCCCTGAAAGCCTAAAATCCTTTTTACGTGATCTTGAGGTATTAAGCCTACCGAAAGAGAAGAAAAAAGAAATCTTGGTGCGGTCATTACAGATGATTAAACGTCAGTCGGTGAAAACTGCCTCGCATCAAAAAGAGCCGACTGGTGAAGCGTGGAAACCACGCAAAAACGGTACGGCGAAAATGCTCCGCCGCATTGCAAAATTATTTAATAGTAAAGCAGATCTTGGATTTGGTAATCAAGGCAAACTGTATTACAAAAATCAGCGAACCGGACAAATTGCCGAAGAGCATCAATACGGCTTAGATCACGAATTTGATGTCTCCGATTTTAAAGGCGGGCGAACCAAAGACGGGCAAGAACCAGCAACCAAGCGCCAAGCCCAAAAACTGCGGGATTTAGGTTATCGCAAAGCAATAGGCAAAAAGCGTAAACGGCTCTCTATTCGCGAAATACAGCAACAGCTAACACGCGATCAAGCGGGTGCAATTATCCGTAAAATGTCCACAAAAGGCTATGTTAGCAAAAGTTTAACCCGTTGGATTATTCCAACTGAAAAACGCCCATTCTTAGATGAACGAGCAAATGAAAACGCCCGTATTGTCGGCGAGATTTTGCAAAAATATCTTGAAGAAAACGGCTTATAAGAATGGAGGAATAAATGAACAAAATAAATTCAGAGGTAATGATTACTCTAGGTATAACTTTTGCCCTCATTACCTGTTCAAGTGCTGTATTAATTGCTGCAATCAGCTTACTTTAAGAGAAAGCATTAGAACAAAAAATAACCCTTAGTGTTTAAGTAAGGAAGGATTATTGAGATGGATTATAACGAAATCTTTAAATTACAAGGAGCTTGCAATGCAATTTGACTTACTACAAATCACTTTTTCCATAGTAATGGTACTCGTTGCTTTAAGGCTACCTGAAATTATCAAAGCATTTAAAAGCCAAAACCAATAAAAAACAACAAGAGGAACAAAAAATGCTCCCAGGTGTACAAATTAACGCCCTTAATCGCAGACAAGGGCAAACTAATGAAATTGAACGTGTCTGCCTGTTTGTCGGCATCGGCTCACAGAATGTAAACAAACTGATTTCCCTTGCCACTGATACCGATCTTGATGCGCTGTTCGGTGAGCAAAGCAGTGAAATCAAACGCCAAGTCAATGCGGCAAAACTTAACGCCGGTCAAAACTGGTTTGCTTATGCTTACTTGATGCCGGAAGATGAATTTAACTTTGCTACCGCAGTAAGAGAAGCAAACGAAACCGCCGCTTTTGAATATTGCGTCAATACCTATACCATCGGCATTGATAAAAATGCGATCACCGCTTTGCAATCGCTCTATGCCGAACTGTTAGCCAAATACAGCCGCCGCACTTTCTTTATTCAAGCGATTGCAGGCAACGATGGGGCGGAAACGTGGGAACAATACGTTGCACGGCTCACCACGTTACAAGCCGGTATTGCTGCCGAACACGTTATGCTCGTGCCAAATTTATTCGGCAATGATGTCGGCGTATTGGCTGGACGTTTGGCAAATCGCTCCGTAACGATTGCCGACAGCCCCGCCCGTGTTCAAACAGGCGCATTAGTCGAACTTGGCAGTGAAGAACGGCCAACGGATAACGACAGCAAATTACTCACAATGGCACATATTCAAGCCCTAGAAAAGGCTCGCTATTCTACGGTAATGTGGTATCCCGACTATGACGGCTTTTACTGGTCGGACGGTCGCACCCTTGATGTAGAAGGGGGCGATTATCAGGTGATCGAACACGTTCGGGTGGTCGATAAAGTCTGCCGCCGAGTCCGTTTACTCGCTATTCCGAAAATTGCCGACCGCTCTTTTAACAATACCGGTTCAAGTATTGAGGCACACCAAACCCTATTTGCAACACCAATGCGGGAAATGGCGAAATCCGTCCAAATCGGTGCGCAACTGTTCCCCGGCGAGTGTTACCCGCCGACTGATGACAGTGTCGTGATCCAATGGCTCAATAAAAACCAAGTCAATATTTACATCAAGGTGCAACCGATGGAGTGCCCGAAACAAATCACGGCAAACGTCTTCCTTGATCTTAACTTAACGGGGGCTTAATCAATGAGTAGAGAACGTATTTCCGGAATGTCCTTCGACTTTTGGATGGGGGCAATGCCGGTTCACGCTGATAATGTCAGCCTAAGTATTTCCGATAACACCGCCGTAGCACAAACACGGGGGATTCCGGACGGTTATGTCGATGGCGATGTTACCGCCGAAGGTGAAATTACGGTAGACGAAAAAAATTTCACTAAATTTAGTTCGATTGCCGCAGCGGCAGGCTCATACCGAGATATGCCACTTACCGATTTTGTGTTTTGGGCCAGCCGAGGCGGCACACGGGCAAAAATCGAAGTGTTTGGGGTCAAGTTGATTTTAAGCGACCTGCTCGATCTCGACAGTCAAGGCGGTTCGAAAACCACGAAAAAAATTAAATTTATTGTAACTAGCCCGGATTTTATCCGCATTAATGGTGTGCCGTATCTTTCGCTAGAAGATACCCGCTTTTTAGGTTTATAACCGAATAAACGCCAAAGCCACGACGTATAACAACCATAAAAAAGCACTGGTTTTGGCGTTTTCCCGATAACGATAACAACAAAAAGGAAATTCAATGAAAAAAACTGTTTTAGCCCTTAGCATTGCCGGGTTCAGCCTCATAAAACAATTTGAAGGTTGCAAACTCACCGCTTACCGAGACAGTGTCGGTGTACTTACCATTGGCTACGGGCATACCCACAACGTCAAAGAGGGCGACAAAATCACTCAAGCCCAAGCAGAACAACTGCTTGCCCAAGATGTAAAACATTTTGAAAAAGGCATTAACCAGCTCTTAGATGAATTAGGCGTAACCGTTACCCAACACCAATTTGATGCCTTAGTTTCCCTTGCCTTTAATATCGGCTTAGGGCGTTTGAAAAAATCCACTCTCGTGAAAAAGCTCTATTTAATGCGCCAAACCGATCAACGTTCCGTCTATGCCGTTGCCGACCAGTTTTTACGCTGGATCTATGCCGGCGGCAAAGAGTTAGCCGGCTTAAAACGCCGCCGCAATGAAGAACGTTTACTCTTTTTAGGCGTGCAACGCTAAGGCGGCTAACGTGAAAAAACTTGCCGAATTATTTAGCAATGCGGACGGCAGATTGAGTACCACCGCCTTTATCCAGTTTTTCGGAGCATTATTGATGAGTGCCATTCTTGCCTACTCGGTCTATCTAGACCGCTCGAACGTAGCAGAGCTGTTCACCGTCTTTGCCCTGTTCTGCGGCGGACAAGTGGCGACCAAAGGTTTTGCCAATGCCCTAAGCCAACGGGGGAAAGAATGATCATCGCCCAAATTATTATCACGGCGGTTTTTGCTCTGTGCATTGTCGGTTGGTGCTTATGGCAATCCCGTAAAGCGAATGCCTTAGCCAAAAAATTAGCCGAACAGACCGCCTACAACCAACAATTACAAACTGAAAAAGCGGTGGTTGAAACGCAACTCAAACATCACGAGGTACGTAAACAGAATGAAGAAAATGTTATTAGCCTTGACCGTAAGCGGATTATTGACCGCTTGCACACCAACGCCGATCTCCGTGATTAACCCAAGCTGCGCCGGCTTTTCGCTGATTAAGGCCAGCCGACAAGACAGCACGGAAACCCTGCGGCAAGTGCTGGTACATAACGACACCTATCGCACTATTTGCAAGGGGGCGGAATGAACTTTGATGGGTTTAAATTGGAATGGCTATTAGGTATTGGGCCTGCTGCGTCCTTTATTTTGTGGGCATTAACTCAGCTAATGACCACTAAAAAAGATGTGGAAACCGTTAAAGATCAGTTGCAGGAATACAAAGTCTACGCCTCGGAAAACTATGTCAAAAAAACCGACTTTGCTCAATTACGCAAAGAGATCCGAGAGGATTTTGACAAAGTAGATAAGAAACTCGACAAAATCGTAGAAAGGGTCGAGAAAAATTAACAAGCGGTCGGCTGTTGCAGATTTTTTGCAAAAACAGACCGCTTGCACATCACAAAATCCATTGATTAAAAATAGGAGAACAAAAATGGAAAAACCAAACGAAGCCGTCAGCTTATTAGACAAACTCGGCATTAAAATCAAAAATCACGTGGTATTAACCGTAGGAGATACCGATTTCCGCTTTAACCTTGATCCTGCCGCTTATGATGCGTTCGTCAACGACGTGGATACCAAAAACAAAATTACCCCAATGCGTGATTATTTACTCGCCACAGTTGAGCCAAATCAACGTGATGATCTTGCCGAATTATTGCAAGTGCCGGGCTTAACCACGGATCTATTTGGTGAAGTGAGAGAGGCACTACTCCCGAAAATTAACATCACCGTAAAAAACTAGAGCGGCGTGTAGAGGCAATCGCAGACAACGGTTTTTCCCAAGCCGTTGCGTTGCGAATGCACTATTTACCACACGCCGATAACGAAGAAATTAACTTAGCCAGAGCCGTCTGGCTACACAAAAATTATTTTGAACAGCTTGCCGTGGCAGTCGCCCACGGCATTAGCAAAGTATTATAAAAACGGCATACTTTTTAGGGTTTTACAATGGCAGAACGCAAAGGGCTGGATTATGTCATCAACTTGATTGACCAAGTTACCAAGCCGGTACAAAGCATCGCAAAAGAGATCGATGCCCTCGGGCAACGAGGCAAAGCCGCAATGGAGCAAATCGCTTACGGTGCGGCAGGCGTTGTCGCAGCCGGTATGGCGATGAAATCCGCCCTTGGCCCTGCGATTGATATGGCAAACGCCGTCAGCAATATTGCCGCAACCGGAATGAGCGAAGAAGGCTTGGCAAAGGTGCAAAAATTTGCCCTTGGCTTTTCCTCGATTTTTGGTGTTGCGGCAACCGATGTGATCGATTCAGCCAACGAAATCGTGCGGGCGATTGACGGCTTAACCGATGATGAGGTTATTGCGTTTACTAAATCGTCCAATATTCTTGCTAAAGCCACAGGGTCGAACGTGCAGCAGATGGGATCATACATTTCCCAGCTTTACGGCATTTTCGGCGAACAAGCCAACGCAATGGGCAAAAGTAAATGGGTAGAAATGGTCGCTGCCCAAGCAACGCTGACCGCAAATAAATTTAAATCTTCTGGCGAATCCTTACAGCAAGCCTTCACCAATCTTGGTTCGAGTGCGAAAGACCACGGAATCAACATTGCTGAACAGTTTGCTGTGCTGGGTAACTTACAAAACGTCTTCGAGGGCGGTTTAGCGGGAACTAAATACGCCGCCTTTTTAAACGGAGCGATGAAAGCTCAAAAGAAATTAGGCTTATCCTTCGTAGATGCTAACGGCAAAATGCTGCCAATGATCAAGATTTTACAGAAGATTAAAGCCAAATTTGGCGATCTTGATTCGAAAGAATTGTATGTGTTGCAAAAAGCATTCGGTACAAAAGAGGCGGCACAGGTTATCAATAACCTTTTGCCAAAAATGGATAGTTTGCAAGATAACATTACCGAAATCAGCAAAGCTAACAACCTTGATGAAGCCATCGCCATTTCTAAGACTGTTACAGACGTATGGGAACGCTTTGCCAATATTCTGATCAACATTCGCACCATCATCGGCGGGCAGGTACTAGCAAAAATTACCCCGTTCTTAAACAAAATTGCCGATGCCGGCACTTACTTTGTGAAATGGCTTGAGGTTAATCCCAATATCGCAAGATTGCTTGGCTATATTGTCGGGCTATCGCTTGCACTCGGTGCGGTTGTGCCTGCGGTGATGTTGATTGTAGGCATTTTCAAATTATGGAAAATTGCAGGGCTAGCTATGCTCATTCCATTTAAGTTGATTAAAGCAACACTATTTGGAATATTAAAATTAATCGGTGGAACATTTCTATCCCCAATTAAATTAGCAGGTGCTGGTGCAGAAGCTGTAAATATATTATCGGGTAAATTTCTAAAACTCGCATTCAATACAACAATATTACAGTATAAATGGCAAAATTTTCTTGCATTATTTGATACCGGTTTAGGTGCAATTATTCTTGGCTTAAGAAAACTGACACTAAAAAATATTAGTGCTTTATTTGATACGGGTTTAGGAAAAATTGTATTAGTTTTTCGTAAATTAAGTTTCTATTTTGCCTTATTTCCAACATTGCTAAAAACATCTGCGGGTTCATTTAAAGCCTTTTTTAATCCGCTTAATTTAGTCAATTTATTAGCCGTGGGATTAAAAGGTTCAATAATAGGTCTATTTACCGCTATTAAAGTTGGCATTTCATTTATTTTTTCCCCATTAATGCTTATTTCTGGGCTTATTATTGGTTTAAGTATTTTTATTTACAAATTCCGAGCCGAGTTATCTGCATTCTTCCAAGGGGTTATCAGTGGTTTTACCCAATGGGGTGTCAGCCTTGAACCTGTTAAACAAGCTCTTGGGCGTGTTTGGAATATTATTTTAGGTGTGGTCGCTAAAATTAGCGAAATGCTAGGGTTAAGCACCGCCGGTTCGCAAGATCTTGAAAAATGGGCAAGTGCAGGCGAAGCGGTCGGGGCAATCCTTGCCGCAGGCTTTCAACTCGCCATAGATGCCTTGGCACTGGTGATTGACCTAGTCGGTTTATTCGGCGAAGGCATTGTTGAAGCTATTTTTACAGGGGTCGAGATGTGGCAAAACTTCTTCGAAAAAATCAGTAACGGCGATGTTATCGGGGCATTTATGGCAATTGGCGAGGGCATTTGGAAACTTTTTACAGGTGTCTTCAAAAAACTGTATGAAATGGCACTAAAAACCATTAACTGGATTATTGAAAAAATTAACCAATTCACCGGTACAGATTTTAAACCGATTACGATTCCGGTCGAACTTGATATGCCCACAATGCCCGTATTTAATTCACCGCAAAATGTCGTGGGTAGCGTCAGTGCTACGGCATTAAAATTAAGTAATACCGCATTGCAAACTGCCCCGATTCCGCAACCAAATACTAAGTTAGAACGAGGTAAAACGGTGAGTAATATGCTAAGTCAATCAACCAAAAATATTACTCAACACAACAACATTACAATCAATGGATCAGGTCTGAATGAACAGCAGATGGTCAATGTAGCTAATCGGATCGTTAAAGAAAATACAGCAATGGGTAGCTAATGGCAGAAAGTTTATATATTGATCTTTGGATTGTCGGCGAGGATTTAAGTCTTGATGCCGGCGGCGTACCGGAACGGTGTAATAACCGTCTCTCGATCGCTCAAGATATTAAGCACGCCCTGCTGGAAAGCGGTTTAGTTACCTTACTTATCGCAGAACGTAGCAAAATTTTACGCAAAGATATTATTTTGCAAATGATTTTGTTGATTGAAGAAGACGAACGGCTAGTGCCGGGTACGATTGAGATTATTGAACGAGATTTGAGTACATTAATCATCAATGCCGAAACAGTCGAGTGGGGCAATATTTATCAACAGGTAACGTTAAATGAGCAATGAATTTAGACAAATAGTTGCAGAATCCGGTCTGCCTATCGAAGAAAGTGAAATTCGGCAATACTTTGAGCATCTGACGGAAAAAGAAGGCTTTATTACCAATACTAGCCAAATGTCGCCGTTTTGGCGTTTAATTACCGCTGTTGCGGTCAAACCAGTTAAGTGGCTTTCAGAGTATTTAATTGAAGAGGTGTTACCGAATTTATTCGTAAAAACCGCAAAAGATAAGTGGCTGCAAATGCAGGCTTGGTCGGTTGGACTTGATTTTAAGCCGGCAACCTTTGCCGAGGGTGAAATTGAGTTTATCAAGTCAGATGCTTCAACCTCTATTACGATCAAGAAAGGGACTGTTGTTCAAACAGAGCGGATCAACGGTATTATCTATCGCCTTTTTGTAAAAGCCGACTTTACTATCCCAAGAGGTGATTTATCCGGATTTGTCCCCGTGGTTGCCGAAAGAGAAGGGAGCGACTTTAATTTATCGCAAGGCTACTACTGCATTTTACCCGAGTCCATAGCAGGGATTCAATCCGTGATTAATCGGAATGATTGGCTAACCAGTCCGGGAGCGGAACGAGAAAGTAACGAGGAATTAAGAAAGCGTTATCGTGTTCAATTTTCAAGTGCGGGAAAACACCATATAGACAGCGTTTATAAAGGAATGATAGCCCAAGTAGCCGGATTATCTGTCGATCGCATTTATTTCAAGCACGATGCCCCCCGCGGCCCAGGTTCTGCAAATGCTTATTTATTACTTGACACAGGCGTAACAAGCCAGCCATTTATTGACAAAGTAAACCGCTATGTGAGAGACGATGGCAATCACGGTCACGGTGATGACTTACTTTGCTTTGCAATACCAGAGACACACCATAGCCTAACCTGCAAGATTTATTTTGCACAATCAGACGGTATCGCAACGGCTCGCCAACAGGAAATTAGGCATAAAGTTGAAATGATGATCCGCTGTGCCTTTCGGGAAAATAATATTTTTAAAGTCACTAAAACCTACCCGTTTAGTCGTTTTTCCTGGTCTCATTTAGGTGAAGAAATTCATCAACAGTACCCGCAAATATCATCATTAGTATGGGGGCAATCCGATATCGTGAGTTTATTAAATATCCCTAGAATTCAATCATTAACCGTAACCCTAGGAGATTAAATGTTTCCTATTAAATTACCCTTTTGGATGAATAAAGGCGAACTTGCCAAAATCGCTATATTATTTGAAAAATGGTGGTTTTGGGTAATGAATATTCTACGCTACCCATTTGAAACCCAAGATGAAGAAAAATGCAGTGAACGAATTCTAAGCCTTATTGCTTACCAAAGAGATATAACACGCTTTAAAGATGAACCGCTAGAGCTTTTTCGCAAAAGAGTGAAATACGCTTTTATTAATGCAAAAGATGCGGGAAGTGTTGCCGGATTTAAACGTATTTTCGAACGATTAGGCATTGGCTATGTAGAAATAGAAGAACGCTTTGATAAAGAAAATTGGGATGTAATTAAAATTCGGGTTAATGATTCTCAAATATCTAAAAACCCTGATTTACTTAATTTAATTATCCGACATTATGGAAGAACTTGTCGTCGTTACACTTTTGAAGTCATTATTAACCAAAATATTCAGACCAATTACGGTGAATTTAATCAAGATTATCAATGTTTCCCGATTAAATTAAATATATAACAAAAATAAGGATAAAAATAAATGGCAACATTAGCAACCACAGCATTAGAACAATATATAGCTACCCAAACAGCTCAAAAAAGTAGTGTTAAATTTGATGAAATTATCTTTGCCAATATTCCGAACCTAACAGCGCAAAATTTACAGCATAATTTGCGAATGCCAACTCGGAATCAAATCGTACATCGTCAAGCCATTTCACAATCCGGTGTCGTAAATAGAAATGCGGTTGTTTACTCTGTTACGTTAGGGACGGAAGTTGGTGATTTTGATTTCAACTTTATAGGATTAGTCAATAGCGAGATTAATCTCTTAGCTGTTGCGGTACACACGGACACAATAAAAAAAGTCAAAAATAAACAAGGTATTCAAGGAAATAGTATTACCCGTTCCATCTTACTGGAATTTACAGGCGCTCAATCTCTTACTAATATCAATGTCAGTGCAGAAACGTGGCAAATTGATTTTACCGCTCGTCTACACGGAATAGATGAAAAAATCAGGTTAACAAACCGAGATTTATACGACAGAGCAGTTTTTTTTGATAATAGTTTCAAAGTCTCTAAAGCATCAGGCCATACTTTTAATATTGAAGCCGGGTTCCAAGCCGGTCTTGTACAGCTTAATAATACTCTCACCTCAAGCAGTACCACGCAAGCCTTAACCGCAGCACAGGGTAAGGCGTTAAAAGATGAGCTGGACGCGCTGTCTGTCGGCGGGCGTAATTACCTGCGCAACGGGCGCTTTGAAAATGCGTTAGCTCACTGGCAAAACTGGGGAGACTGTACCCGTCGTGTTGAGACGACACATAATAAAAAATGGCTACGGCTGACGACCGATAACCGTGAGCTTTATCGGGGGATTGCACAAACGGTTGCGACCTTTGAGCGTAATGCAAGATATACCCTGTCATTTAAAGCCTATTCGCGGCGTGAGAATGCGAAATTACAGCTTGCGGTGCATCAAATCCCGAACAACAACCCGCAAGTGTGGTCAAGTCCGATAGCGATAACAGACACGCCGCAGACTTATGTGTGGTCATTCACCTCGGCGGATTTAGACAATAAAACCGGTTTTCATTTGATGTTGGGCGGGGTGCGTGAGCAGCCGTTTGATATTTATCTGACCGACATTAAGTTTGAAAAAGGACACCGCCGCAGTGATTGGAGTGCTGCCCCTGAAGATGTGATGGACAGCGTCCAAGACTATGTCCGTACGCATTATGTGGCGAAAACGGGCGATACAATGACG